GTCATTGCCATCTTTGTCTTGCCATTGCCAATCAGCTTCATACTCACTACCTTCCCACTTGCAGTTGGTACACTTGTGTGTTGGTGGGTCAGGTTCGGGTTCGTGATGCCAACTATCTTCATCACCTAGTTCGTAGGTAACATCATAACCACCTTTGCGGTCAGTCCAGCAGTCATCGTATTGAAAGTCCCATTCAATCTCTACCTCATTTTCGTAGGCATCATTGATAACTTCTTCGTAATCAACTTCACCTGATTCAATGTCTGCGAGTTTCTGTGCAATCTCGTCCTCATCCAAGTCAGGATATATTTCACTTAGCAGTGCTTCATCCAGTTCAATCGCATATTGTCTATCGTGTTGATGCCATTCATGCTTTACGATTGTTACCATCTTTTTCTCCTATTTCCTTAAGTTTGCGTATATCTTTGTGCTTGGGGTTGATAATGTTATAGTACTTATCTTTATACTTGATAGGCAAATCAGAATGCACTGATAGCTTCGGCCCCTCAATTTCAGAGACTACGCTATCGTTGTATACTGTTCCCACAAATGGGATACCGTGCCATTTTCCAATGATACGGTCTCCTATTTGATACTTGCCGTGATATCTGTTTAGTGCAAAATAGTCAGCAAGATTCATTGTGATTATTTAGGCATCATCAATGCATTGAAGTTGCTTGGCACCACAATAGTCTGTACTTGACCGTTCTTAATACCTTCTGAGATATTCAACATGGCCTGTGCTTGCATGAATGCAATACTAGCACCTGAGTTATTAGCCAATGCTGCCATACGACGGCTTTCAGCTTCAGCGGTCTTAACTTCAACTTCCTTCTGCTTGAGTTCGTTCTTACTACGAACCAATGCGTTGGCACTTTCAACAACAGTGTCAGAAGGCAACACATTACGAATCATAACCTGACTAATCATAATCGAACCGTCCAACTTTTCTTCAGCAAGGTTGCGAACAATTTCTTCCTTGATGTAGTTTTCCATGTCAGTGCGGTTGTCTGCCATGTCTAATGCTTCGTACTTTCGTGCGGCTTTGTAGATAGCATTACGAGCATTCTGAACCACATAGTTGTACATTACATAGGTGTCACCTTTGAATTCAGCGTGAAACGATTTGTTCTTGGTTGAATAAAGTTCGGCAACATTCTGTGAATTGATGTTGTAAACAACTACAGCATCAAAGTCTTTCATGGTTGAGTTGTCCTTGGCCACCGGAGTCATATTCTCCAAGACCACGTTAACATCCTTGACCGGGAATGTAAGCACATCACCGATGAATGTCTGATTGAACGAACCAGGCATAAGCTCACCTGGCTGTACCTGTTTGTCAAAGCCAACTCGCACACCGACCTCACCAGTCTCAATACGAGTACATGCAGAAGTCAATGCAACTGCGGTGGCAACAATGCCAAGTTTAAAATAACGATTCATTTAAATAACTCCAGTAGAAAAAAGATAAAAACAAAAAACAAAACCCAATGCAAAATACAAGGGCCTAAGCCAACGATCATTGATCATATGATTCCTTAAAAAACGACAACGATTGAAGCCAACACTACAATCGTCAACAGTGAACACAGTATACTATACCCTATCATTTTTGTCAATCCCCAGACTTCCTTTTCTTGTAATGTTCTAAGTGCCTGTATGCCCATATAGAACCCTGCGAATAACAATCCAAAAATCAATAGCATCTTAATCATAACTTTTTAATCCTTTCGATAAGTTCATTTGCTTCTTTGAAATCGGTTACATCGACCGTTTCTTCTAATTTGACTTCAACCCATTCAGTGTAAGGTTGAGACCACTGTACTTGATATGAAATAATTTTTTCTTTATTCATTTGTCATCCCTAAATCTAACAAAGCGAGGGAAACGCAAACTGTAGGTACCATCTTGATTCTGTGTAATCACATCGCACAATACCTCAGCAGTTCGACCAATAACCATATTGCGGTTAGTCCAATAATCGTCTCGGTCAGTATCGCTAAACCCACTACCCACGTTGACTGAGATTTCTTTTCCGTCATCTACACCTGCACAAACAAGTGCGCCCAAACGCCCGACATTGCGACCAGTGCCTTCTTCGACACCTACGACCTCTAAGTCTACCGTGATAGTTGGCTTCCACTTCATCCAATCAGTGCTACGCTTACACAGATAAGGTGCATCCATGTTTTTAATCATGATACCCTCAAAGCCTGCGTTCACGTTGTCTTTGGCATAACGCTCTAGTTGGTCTTTGCCTGCGGCAGTATCAAGATCAACCATGATGTGTGGTAGTAATTCGACATTAGGCATATTTTGAATTACTGGACGCATATTGTCAAGCAAAGCAATACGCTTTTTCAGTTGAGCATTCCAATGTCCTTCACGGAATTCATTCAATGGTACAATATCAAAGATGTTGAAAACACTGTCATCCGCTTGAACGTCAGTTTTACGGCGTGCTTGGCGCATAAGTTCTTGGAATGTGTTACCGATCACTTCACCGTCAAGTACGAACCCGTCAATAAGACTACGACCTTGATCGACACCGGCACATGCACGTACCATCGTTGTCCAGTTCAATGAAATTTGTTCTTCGATGTGTGTAAAGTTCTCAAAGACTTTGCCGTTTCGGCTATAGCTAACTACAGTAAGCCCAAAGTCGCTAGGGATAACAGTCATCAATACACGAACGCCATCAAGCTTAGGCTCAAGTCGTTTGTTGCCCTTCATTTCAGGGCGGCCCTCACTATTAGTTGCTAGTTGGCAACCGAACAAGGGAATTTCGTAGTCTGTCTTTTTACAGATTTTATTGATAGTAGTTGACGAGATACCTGCCCGCATGTCGCGGCGCAGTACAGGAGCACAGAATGTATTCCATTCTTCACTGTTAAACCGTTCTGCAATTTCTTGAATAGCATCACGTGCGGCATGACCAGTCAGTTGGCGCTGAGATAATTGAAGTAGTAGTTCATTAAATGCCTGCCAAGGGTTCTCAGCGCCAACTATACCTACAGTATCGGGAATTTGTTTGACACCAAATGTAACATATGGATTGTAGCAAGCTTTGAGCAAGCCTAAAAATACTTGTGCATTAGTACTGCCAAGTGTAGCAGCCTCAAGAGCCTGCTTGAGAACGTCCTCTTTGTGAAGACGGCTATCTGATTCGTTCAGTTTGATAATCCAACTAGCTGACATGTGTGTCCTTTAATCAATCTATACAAGTATTATAGCACCGAGCCGATTTATTGTCAACCCCAATCACCAACTTGAATTGTAAAATACTTTGAAGCCTAAAAACAATTCTGCCTTAGCATCAACACAAAACTTGAGGTCTTCTTCGTAGTAAACATTATCAGCAGGCTTACCAAAGAAGAATCCTTCAGTAAACGGAAGCTGTCCATGTCGAACCGCTTGCTCAAGGTCATCAACATCTTCCCAAGTTAGTTCAAGTTCAATACCATTGAAACTGGACACGTCATCAGGATTACGTTTTTGCCACAGTTGTTCCATCCAACCATGCAACGAAGGGTGTTTGCGCCAGTACGCAAGTTCAACTGGTTTAGAAATCGGACTATCAAATTCTTTAGTATCTTCGTTCCATTGAGCCTTCTCATAAAATTCATCACGTTGGCCGGAACGACCAGCGTATGCATACATATCGAGTCCCATATTTACTCCTTAAAAATCTTGTTCAATGCCTGTTCGGCAAGATTGGTGTCAGTCACTTGATCCATACTAGATGCAATCATCATGTTGTACACTACCCGGGCATCATGCCCAAATGTTTTTAGAATCAAATTAACAGAAGCTTCATCTTGAGCTTCCCACAAAAGGTCAGCAATTTTGACTTGATGTTTGTGTTTGAATTGAATTTGCATTTTAGTAATAAACCTTTGCACGGTTGAGTTGAGTAGTGTTGCGGTCACGATGTACCTTGACAGTACCTTCGATGTTGATAACTTGACCAACCGGTACATCTTTGCGCAGTGCAAAGAACACCACTTGGTCTTCCTTTGTGATACAGGACACAAAGTGAGTGTTATATTGTTGAGAAAAATTGCACTTGATAACCTCAGCACCTTCAATGCGAATTTTATTGCCGGGTAAACCGACGGTACCGCCGTTAGCAAAATCAAGTCGTTGGTTCAGTTGGTCACGCTTGGAACCGCGTTCATAGCAACTAGGGAGAGAACAAATGACAGCGAGGTCATAGTTAGATTCAATCGTATCACGGTTAGCGATAACCATTGCGGTGTTGTCAAAATCACTCAGCTTGATACCCTTCAGGATCTTAAAGGTAAAGCCTTTGTAGTACGTGCGAACCTTCTCGGCGAGGTCGCGGTCTGCTTGTTGGATCAGATCAGGTTGACCAAGAAACATGTCAACGATTTGACGATTGGTGTCACCCTTTTGGTCAACAGGGACCTGTTTGATGTAGGCACCGTTGATGCGTTGAGCCGCACAACTTGCCGCCCACACATCGTCGGCAATAAAGTTCAGAATCGGGCGTTGAAAGCGAGCCATTTTGTTAGTCCTGTTTATCAGTTTCAATACAAGTATTGTAGCACAATACCTATTTATTGTCAAGCCGCTTGCTTGGCATCCATCATTTCAGACAGGATGAACTTAGCAACGTTCATTTGCTTACGAACGTGTTCAACAGAGCGAGGACCAGTGCCCATTGCCATCATTTCTTGGCAGTCACTCATGATGCCCATCACAACCATTTCCAGACCAGAAAACTTAGCAGTGATGCTTTCCATGTACTGTGTACGGATATCAGACTCAGACATACCATAGCACTTAGATTCAAATTCAGTCATTTCAGTTCCTTTTATCGATTCAATACATGTATTATAAGCCCAAATCCAATTATTGTCAAATTTTGGATGCAAAAAAGCCCCGACTAGCAGGGCTGTTGTTTGAATACAACAGTATTACTTTTTAGACTGTGTACTTTGATTAACAAATTCGTACATCTTTCCAGCAGTCTCTAGGATCTTGTCTAGACCCGGGAACTGTGGCATTTCAACTGTAGATACAAGTTGACCTGTTTTTTCATCACGCTTGGCGCTCATTTCCCAACCATGAAATTTCATAGAATATTCTGATTGAACCATGTCTTTAGCCATAGCTAAGATATCTGTTCTGAGTTCATAACCATTCTTGTTGAATTTTACTTCGGGTAGTTTTGGTGTAAAGTCTGTCATTTTATTTTCCTTAAAAAGTGTATGTGTGTTTATTGTATTTTGTGTTGACTGGAATGTCAACGGGTTTTGGTAATGTGCCATGATTAACCCATTCCCAATCTTCATCGGTCATCGGTTGCCATTGATTCATTTTAGTTTACTCGCTTTGTATTTTTTAAAAGATTGAATGGCTTCAAGTATACTACGAAAAAATTCTTTCATAGAAATCTCCAATCTGATTGTTTGCGATGAAATTCGTATGTCAAACGATCTATGTCGCCCACATCTTGTGGGTTTCTGCCTACTATGTATTTTTCTAGTGCTGTTCCGTAGGTGTCTGTAGAGAAACCTAGGAACGCTATTAGCATTCCTAAAAGTTTCATGATTACTTTGCCTTCGTTTGATTGAAAGATGGAACCATTGCTTTGTACTGGTCAGCTAATTGTGTATAGAAATCTTTGCTTGTGAAAATCATACCCAAAGCCATAGCTGATTGCATTCCTGCATCTGCGGCTGATTTAGTATATTTTGCTTGTGCATCAACGAATGAATTCATTGCATTTTTGATGCCTTCGTGTTGAACTGTTTGTTCTACGAATTTCTTTTTGAAGTCTGAAACGCCGTCAATAAAGGCGTAAGTTGCTGTGTTAAACATGTTTATCTCCTATGTGTGTGTTTAAGTGTTGAGTTTTTAAGTAGAACTCTAACTACTTTATTTATGCCTTATTATAGCA